ACACTAGTGCTTCCGTCAAGCAATGATAAGAAATTATTTACTGTTGTCATTGTAGGTCACTTATTACGTTTGTTATTGAGAACCACCGATACCTGTAGCGATTGAACCTAATCTACGAGCAATAGTAGAACTACCACTATCACCGCCACCGGCATCATCATTTACTAGTTCTACTGGTGGCGCTGGTGGGATAGTTGTTCCAACTACTGCTCTTATTGCAGGGGCAGTCAATGCAGGGGACACCGTTGTGACAGTATATATAGGATAATATGTTTTACTATTAGTTGGTCCCGGTACTGCATTGTAGATCGGCACGGTTAATGTTAAATAACTTTCAGGGAACATCTTCTTAACATTCAACAAGTCAGCTAATGTTACTAACCCATTAGTGTTACAATTTAATGCTACTAATATTGTAGCTAAATCTATACCCGCAATTACTAAGAAGGCAGAATAAACTTTTTGCTGTTGATCCTTAGATACATTAGTATTATTTGCTATTTGATTTATCTCATCACTAGTCAATCCAGTAGACAATAATGCCACAACTAGTGAAGGGGTCAATGCATTATATTTTTTAAGAGTTGCTAATAGATTAGAAGGGTATCCAAATGTCCATATAGTAGACAAGTCTAATGCTTTACCTAGATTGATTAAATCTGTACCAAATACACTAGTTGACAAACTTATCCCAGTAACATCAGCAGTGATTAAATCATTCATGTTACTATATGTACCATCTAAAAACGTCAATGAATTATACATTGCTGTAATTGATTGGTTGGAATACTCAATAAATGATCCAGCACTAATGAATGATCCTACAAAGTCATTGTACATTCCAGAAAGTGCTAGTGTATTATTATAATTAAATTCAGAATATGCTTGTAGTGGAAATATTCTAACATATCCATAACTAGCATTTTGACCCGTATAAGATATATTATAACTTTCACTTTGAACATAATTAGGAGGAATACTATTACCCAATGCAGGAATAGTTGAACTTCCCATAGATATAAGATTGTTATAAGTTGTTAAACTTAAGTCACCTGTGTTGTATCTAACCCAACCTTGACGCATAGCGTTTGTTGCATTGTTTAATACTGTATTTGATATTATTGTACCGTAAGTGTAATTATTAGCACCAGTACTAGAACCAACAATATTAGCTGTGGGTTGATTAATCCAAAAGCCTTTGCCTTGGAGTAAACCACTCATTACGTTAACGCCTAACGGGCTTTGTTTTCCTGTATTGCTCATGGTACAAATATATCAGGACTACCTTGAATGATACTATGACCGCAAGTGTTTCCTGACCCTATTCTTAATACAGGGTCACCCTCTGCGAATACTGTAGGGCTCCCTTGTGTTGTAGTGGGTGCAGCATGTGGTGGATGAGGGCGGCCCCACGGGGCATGAGGGGTAATGCCGCTTACATGCAATCCAACGGGTATTCCATTAGCAAATACCGTAGCGGCACCGCGAATAATTGTCCCGCCTGTTTGATTTGCATCACCCATCCTACTCAATGCTGCCATCTTACCCCATTACAATTTTCTTATCCGGTAGCTTAATACCAGTCGTTGCCTCAATATACTTATCTTTGATGTTATCATCAGTGTTAGCATAAAACGCAATCGCACTAGTATTTAGCGTAACATTTCCTCGTGCCTCTGCGGTAAACATGCTGGGAATCATCTGCATTCCCTGTTGACTTGGTGCAATTGATACTGGATCTGTTACTATGATATTGTCACGAGTTATCTCAATAACTTTAGTGATTACTTCTTCACCACTGTTCAACTTGATGGTATATATTTTTCCTGCTTCCATTAGACACTTTCTGTTAATTTTTTCTTGAGTTCTGTGAACCCACCCACAAGTTCTCCGTCTAGGAAGATTTGCGGAACTGTACGAGCAGTTGGTACTGCTTCTAGTAATTCTTCTTTTGTATAACCGTCCCCGATTTTCTTTTCTTCAAACATTATCCCTTTGCTCTTTAGCAATGCTTTTGCTTGGTCGCAATAAGGACAGTGATACTTACTCCATAATACTGCTGTCATTCTATTTCCTTTTATAAATTTGGTAATTGATCGTAATCAAGTTGTTCACTCATTACACCCAAAACGTAATTAGTGCTTTCAGTTTCTTGTAATGCTGATTGCTTCTTACTAGTATCCACGTGTTTAGTAAACCAAGGTATAGGAGTAGATTTTGGACTATTACCTTGATACTTAATACCAATCTCTTTTAATGCCCCTACTGCTGTATAGTCTACAAAGTCTTTCAGTACATTGGCATTCAATCCAATGACAGGACCTTTGTTAAACAAATAATCTGCCCAGGCTTTTTCTTCACGGATAACATCTGCATATAACTGATAGACTTCACCTTCGCATTCTTGTTTAATACTAGCGAACCTGCTATCATCTTTGATTACTTGATTAATAATGTAGGCAGTCCAGCCTTTATGGAGAAGTTCATCTTGGAGAATTAAACTGATAATATTGCCATTACCAATAAAGATTTTGTTCTCAACCATTGCTAGACTAGTAGCAAATGATACCATAAAGCGGAATGCTTCCAAAGCGTATGAAGCATGTAAAGCCATCCAAATTGCTCTTACATGCTCAATTTCTTCTACGGGTTGACCTAACGCTTTTGCACAGTTGATCCTGTGTAGGTCTTCATAATACTTGCCAACACTACTGGCCATGTCAATAATTTCTTGTGTATCATGTATAGTGTTGAATACTTCTTTAGGCACATTATAAATGTTACGGATAATGTGACTATAACTCTTACTATGAATATTAGTTTCAAAGAAGGTCCAATTGTATATCAATGCTTCTAATTCAGGTAAGCTGACTACCGGCATGAATACTTGACTTGGTGCTCGTCCTTGTAAACTATCTAATGCTGTTTGTCTTAACAAGTTACTAGTGAAGATATGTTTAACTGCATCACTAGCATCTTTGAAGTCGTTGGCATCTTTTGTTAAACTGATTTCTTCTGGTTGCCAAAAGAATCCTCTTGCTGTTTCTTCAAATTTAGCGATCTTTGGATACTTTACTTCCTCAAATCGTTGAATAGTAACTGGACCAGCTGGGTCTAGAAACATCTTACGATTTAAATAGTCTGTCTTTGTTGTTAAGTTATATTGTTGTTTTGACATTTATTGTCCTTTAATCTGTTCTCGTTTTTCACGATATTCTTGATATAGTTCAATTTCTTTCATGTTGACTAAATGTCCTGCAGCAGTAATATGATTTTTCAACATACCCTCACTGAGCCATTGCAATCTTTGTTTGAATTCTTCCAAATTTGCACATTTCATATACTCATATGAATTCATGAGTTCTTTTCTTAGTGCTGCTAATTTTTGTTGTTTGGTCATAATTTACACGCCTCACATTCAGCTTCATCATCAAAATCAATTGACTCTAACATTGGTGGTGCGATTTCAGCGTCAGCCTTGCTACCCTGTTTATTCACAAGGCTATAATAAAAAGTTTTTAGGCCCCAATAGTGACTTTGCATCAAGTTTTTTGCTATCAATGTAGTAGGAACTTTACGATCTGCATAGTGTGCAGGATTATAAAATGTATTTGTACTAATACTTTGATCTACATAAGCTGCTAATACTGCCGCTGTTTTTAAATAACCATCACAATCTTTTTGTTCCCACATCAATTGATATTTGTGCTTTAGTTTATGATATTCTGGAACAACTTGAGTAAAACTTCCTGCTTTAGATTCTTTTACTGATATCAAACTCATAGGCAGTTCAATGCCGTTAGTGCTATTGATAACTACGCTGCTTGATTCTACTGGAGCGATAGCCATTTGTGTAGCATTACGGACACCGTGTTCTTTCATCTGTGTACGTAGTGTTTCCCAATCTAATTCTGGTGTAAAGTCTGCTAGTTCATTAACACCCGTGGCACGTAGTTCCCACGGAAAGATACCTTGACCATACCGCGTATGTTCGCTATGCAAGCAAGGGCCACGTTCTTTGGCTAACTCTACAGTTGCTTCAGTTAAGTAGAAGGATAAGTGTTCTATCCACGTTTTAACTTCAGCCAGTGCGTCTTTTTCTCCGTACTTGAGACTGCGCTTGGCGTGCCAGTATGCAAGATTAGTGACTCCAATTCCAAGAGGTCTAATTTCATCGTTTGATAGTTTAGATTGAATAGATAGAAAGTCTTGATAGTCAAGAATGTTATTGAGGCTACGATGTAGTATGCGGCAAGCACGGCGCATGTCTTCTGGGTTACGGAACGCACCCCAATTTATGCTTCCAAGTGTGCATAAACTTATCCTCCCGGCTTCGTCGTCCAATCGCTTAAATGACTTATTTGGTAAAATAACCTCAGCACAAAGATTGGATTGATAAATTGGGTGTACTTTGGGATCAAACGGTCCTTGATTTTGTACATTATCAGTGTACATCAAATAGATGCGACCGGTGTCGGTACGTTCTTTTAAGATGCCGCCTTTAAAAACTTCTTCGGCAGAAATTATTTTCTTACGCAAGTCTTTGCGTGTTTCGTATTTTACATAGAGTTCTTCAAAGAGTGAAATATCACTGTAAAATGCTTCATATAAGTCAGGGACTTCATTGGGATCAAAAAATGTAATGTTTTCTTTATTTTTAAATCTTCTCCAGAAGAAAGCACTTAATACTACAGCATAGTCTAGGTGTCTGACACGGGTTTCTTCTGTTCCTTGATTATTCTTCAACACAATAAGATCATCAAACTGGTAATGCCAGATTGGAAAATACACAGTACATGAGGCGTTGCGGATCCCACCCTGCGAACATGACCGCAAATCACCAAACCACTTCTTTAAGAATGGTATCATTCCAGTATGCATGATTTCGCCACCGCGAATGGGACTACCAAGAGGTCGCAAACGTCCAATCTCTAGGCCAATGCCAGCACGTTTGCTAGCATACTTGGCCATCATTTCACCAGAAGCGAAAATACTATCCAGGTCATCGTCACTCCGAATAAGTACGCACGAACTGAATTGCTTAGTAGGGGTACCGAGACCAGCGAGGACAGGAGTAGCAAGGGTAAAAAGTCCGTCAGATGCTGCATTGTAGTATTCCTTTATATAGCGCATTCTAGCATTGTTCGGTTCTTCACTGTGAAATACAGTAGCGGCCGCGACCATATATCTAATTTGTGGTGTTTCGTAGATTTCTTTTGTGCTACGATTCTTTACTAGATACTTTTCAATAAGTTGCTCAATGGCGGCATAACTATAAGTTTCATCCTTAGAATGATCTAACATATCATTCATCTTATTCCAATCTTCTTCAGTATACCATTCTAGTAATTCTTTTGTGTATAGTCCCGTAGCTACATTCTTTTTAACAATTTCGTACAACGGAGGTACCGCATAAGTGCCATATACATCCTTACGCAGCATACTCATACGCTGTTTCCCTGCTACATATTGATAGTTAGTGTGCCCAACATCTGAATTTGATTCAACGTCAATCAAATCAACGATTGCTCGTAGTGTTATATTATCTATTTGACTAGTAGTAATGCCATCATAGAAGTGTAATTGTGACTTAATCTCAATCATACTTGGGCTTACATCTGCTATTCCGTTACATACTGTTGCTACTTGTGCTTGCCATTTCTCCAACATCAATGGTTCTTTTTTACCATTACGTTTTACTACATTAATAATCATTCTTCACCTATTATAGTTTTTTATTTATTTTGGTCATGTCTATATGACTAGTCACTTTGAAATTGTTTAGACTATTACTTATGACCGTGTTAGGGTGGTAATTACATATATATTTTGCGCTATTAACCATGACTAGAGAGTATTCTTCACTATTATCGTCTATTGCGATACAAAAGTCAATGTCGTTGATACCCACTAGATGTAGAGTATATACCATGCCCAGTCCCCTAGCGATTTGACAGTAGTTATTTTCTACTAGTAATTCCCAAGGTCCGGGCCAGTTATCTATATCAGTTGGGTGAAGATAATGGTTTAATAGTGGTGCAAATTGCCACCATTTGTCTATTGCTAGACAAATAGTGTTAACGTCTTTATCTTCAAGTGATTTTCTTAAGTCGTACCAACTCTTAAGTCTGGCTTCGTAGTTTAATTGAAAAACATTAGTCACATACTACTACTTATCGTTGTTTTAGACTACTATTTCTTTCCACGATACAGTTTCTTCATCCCAATTATAGAGCTTATCGTCAGTTGGTCTTGGAGTTGGTGCTTCCCATTGGCAAGTATCTTCATTTAATAGCCAGCTATTAAATGGCTGCGGGGCGATAAAAGCATCACGTACACTATCATACGTGAAACCTATGCCTGCATAGTTTTTTCGTAGTGGTGTTCCACCCAATGTATGTTGCCCACCATACGTGTTATAGCTTGTTTGTACCCAAGAAGCTGGGTCGCCCCATAATCCAGAAGCAAGAACGTCTTGTTCTATAACAATTACTTGGGTAACTATTCCGTTTTCTACTTTTGCAAAATGACTCATGATGTATTCCTTTTATGTATTTATATTTATTTTTAATTAAATTATTTTAATTAAAAAGTTATTGAACCTGAACTGGTCCACTTGTATATTATATAACCACCGGCAGTAGTGATAGTTGGCGATCCTGTCGTACTTGATGCTTCTGCATATGTATCTGCATAGCGAATAATTACAATACCGGAGCCACCTGCACCAGCACCAGCGCCCATGCCGCCGCCACCGCCACCTCCACCTGTATTTACAGTGCCACCTGCACCAGCACCGCCACTACCGTTGCCACCTGCACCACCACCGCCGGCTCCACCCGATCCGCCACCGCCACTACCAGAATATGTGCCACCACCTCCGCCGCCAGCGTAAGTTGCTGAGGTACCAGATATAGATGATACTGCCCCGTTTCCGCCATAGCCGCCGGCTTGAGTTTGGCCTGCTTGACCTACTGCTCCTGCGCCACCCCCGCCACCAGCACTGTACGTACCAGCAGGATCTCCTAATCCACCATCATTTCCTTGGCTCGGAGAAGTTGCTGGGGTATTTCCGGAGCCAACAGCACCACTCCAGTAACCACTACTGCCGCCACCAGACCCGCCGGACCCTCCTGCGGCATTGCCACCCGTGCCATAACCACCACCTGCGCTAGTTATAGAACTAAATGCGGAATTGGTACCTGCAATTCCAGGATTAAACCCAGTAGTATCATTGGTCGCTCCTGCGCCCCCTGCACCTACAGTAACTGTAATTGCAGAACTGGCAGCAACTGCAAATCCTGCATCAGTTCTATATCCACCAGCACCGCCACCGCCAGCGTGTCTACCACCGCCGCCCCCGCCACCGGCAACTACTAGATATTCTACTGTAGGGGGTGCAATCGGGACTTCATCGGTTAAATCCACCCCAACTTCAATAGTCAATCCTTCTATAATCATTTTTATTTCTTCTTTAAAAAGTTATTGAACCTGAACTGGTGAATTCATATGTTCTATATCCACCTGCTACTGTAATAGTTGGGCTACCAGTTGTACTTGTTGCTTCTGCATATGTATCTGCATATCTAATGATTACAATACCGGATCCACCTGCGCCGCCGCCGCCTGAGGTGGTACCAACACGTCCAGAGCCGCCGCCGCCTGTATTTGTTGTCCCTGGAACTGCTGAACCCGTTCCGCCGCCACCCAATCCGCCTGCTGCGCCCCAACCATTACCACCACCGCCTGCATAGTAAGTACTTGACCCTTCCGGCCAGACTTTACCTATTCCACCTATACCAGTATTAGAACTGCCACCAACTGCCCCTGCGCCGCCGCCGCCTGCAGTCCCGTTATCCGGAGTTCCACCTGCACTACCAAATCCACCAGACGCGGAAGTTGGTTGTTCTGCTGCGCCGCCGGGTCTATCACTGAATCCAACGCCACCGCCACCTGATCCTCCTGCACCACCGGCACCTGAGCCAGTATTAGTAGTAGCTCCAAATCCACCAAATCCACCACCAATTGCTGTAATGGTAGTGAAATTAGTTCCGGTTATTGAACTATTAGAACCTTTGGTATAGGATCCACCGCCTCCACCAACGGTAACAGTAATTATTGGTGTTGAGGTTACCCCAACTGTATTATACACTAGGCCGCCCCCACCGCCTCCTGCACCAGCGTTTGACGATCCACCATTAGAATATCCGCCACCACCACCACCAGCTACTACTAGATATTCTACTGTAGATGTTACCGGCAGTGCCGGTACGAATGATACACCCGGTCCCACATTTATTCCTGAAGTTATAAGCATCTACTTTATCCTTAAAAAGTTATTGAACCTGAACTAGTGAATTTATATATTCTATATCCACCTGCTTCTGTAATAGTTGGTGAACCAGTTGTACTTGATGCTACTGCGTATGTCTCTAGATAACGAATAATTACGATACCGGAACCACCATTGGCACCTGTTCCACCACCACCGCCACCGGTATTAACTGTGCCTGCACTACCAGCACCTCCACTGTATCCGCCCGCGCCACCACCACCAACTCCCCCATCTCCTGCATGTGTATAATAAGGAGCACCGGGGACATAGCCTATCCACGTTCCTCCTCCACCGCCACCTGCATAAGCAACCGATGAGCCAGTAATAGATGAATATAATCCTGCCCCACCGTTTCCTTTAGTTCCATTAGGTGTATCAATTCCGGTTGATGCTACAGTACCTATTCCGTCGCCGGATCCAGCATATCCACCGGCGCCGGCTCCGCCGCCGCCGCCTCCGGATCCGTATGATACCGAAGAATATCTACCAGAGGTTCCTCCATTATTACCTTGACCCACAGTTCCGGTACCAGCAGTTGAACCATTATAAAGCGTAGCACCTCCACCTGAACCACCGTTACCAGTGCCAGTGCCGCCACCAACAGAAGTGACAGTAGTAAAGATACCATCAGATAATTGAGAATTTGTTCCTGCCGAGCCGACTCCACCAGCTCCAACTGACACTGTTATAGCAGAACTTACAGTAACACTTAATCCAGTTGCAGTTCTATAGCCACCAGCACCCCCACCGCCGCCGACGCCAGTACCACCTGCCCCGCCGCCAGCAACTACTAAGTATTCAACTGTAGGAGGCGGAACTGGGGGAGCCTGTACATATACACCTGCACCAATATATAATCCTGAAGTTATAAACATATGATTTATCCTTAGTAAGTGAGTGTACCTGAACCGGTAAATGTATATATTCTATATCCACCGGCTGTAGTAATTGTTGGACTACCGGTTGTACTTGTTGCGGCTGGATATGTGTCTAGATAGCGAATAATTACGATACCTGAACCACCGGCCCCACCGGTGCTAGAATACACGCCGCCTGCACCGCCACCGCCGGTATTTGCAGTGCCGTTGATACTTGGTCCATAACCACTGCCACTACCGCCTCCGCCCAACCCACCTGCAGAATATTTTGTACCACCGCCACCGGCATAATAAGTAGAGATACCGCTGATATCATACTCCTTGCCAACGCCGCCGTTCCCTGTATAAGTGCCACCGGCTGCACCTGCGCCGCCGCCAGCACCCATGTAATAGGCAGCTGCATTTCCACCATCATTACCAAAACCACCCCATACGCTAGCGGGTTGTAGTCCTGTACCCGGGAGACCAAAACCGCTACCGCCACCTTGTGTGCCGGCACCTCCACCCGAGCCTCCACTGGCTGCTGTAGCAGTCCCGACTGATCCCATGCCACCACCTAGTGCGGTAAGGTTTAAAGAACTGCTGGCTATTGTGGTGTTTGCCCCACTTGACGATTCTGCTGCTCCACCTGCTCCAATTGTAATAGTTATTGGTGTTCCAAACACAGTTGTATAGCTACCCGAAACTAGTCCTCCGGCACCACCTCCACCACCACCGGCGGTTCCTCCACCAACTCCGGCTCCGCCACCGGCAACTACTAGATATTCAACTGGAATGGGAGGACGGTTGAATGTTAAACCTGAACCAACATATATTCCTGAAGCTATAATCATTTACTTTATTCCTAAAACGTAATTGAACCTGAACTGGTCCACTTGTATACTCTATACCCACCTGCTACTGTAATAGTTGGCGATCCAGTCGTTGATGTTGCGGCTGGATATGTATCTGCATAGCGAATGATTACAATACCGGAGCCACCTGCACCGCCTACAGGACTGTTACTACCAGAACCATTACCTGCGCCTCCACCGCCTCCTGAATTTGGAGTACCTGCGCCACCGACTGCGTTAGAATTATTACCAGTTCCACCGCCACCATTGCCACCATTAGGGTAAGATGTGTTCGAACCAGATCCCCCCCCTCCTCCTGCGTAAAAAGTTGAAGTTCCAGAAATAGCAGATGCTAAACCAACACCACCGGAACCCGCCGGGCCATTAGTTGTAGCATTACCACCAACCGCGCCTGCACCGCCACCGCCCGCCCCCCAACTTCCGCTACCAGTACCACCTACGCTACCTTGTCCTGCGGTTCCAGAACCTCCAGCAACATAACTTGAAGTGCCTGCTCCACCGCCCCCAGAACCACCTGTACCACCAGCAGAAACGTTTACAGTACCACCCTTGCCTCCACCAATTGAAGTGATGGAACCAAAAACAGAATTTGATCCAGCAACTCCGGCGGCTCCCCCATCACCGACTGTGACTGTAATAGGTGTGCTAGGTGAGACTGCAAAACCCGTTGCAGTGCGATAGCCACCGGCACCACCACCTCCACCGTTATCAACATTACCTAGGGCATTTCCACCGCCCCCACCTCCGGCAACTACTAGATATTCTACTGTTGATGTTACCGGCAGTGCTGGCCAGGTGATTGAACCACTAGTAGTCCAAGTATACACTCTATATCCACCTGCTACTGTTATTGTTGGTGAGCCGTCGGTTGCTGTTGCTGCTGCATATGTGTCTGCGTAACGAATGATTACGATACCAGAACCGCCATTTTTACCAGTGGCATTTCCACCGCCGCCACCACCTCCACTGTTAGCAGTTCCCGCAGTTGCATTCGGCGTAGCATAGTCTGTAGCGGAATTTCCGCCGCCCCCAGAACCACCTGCACTTCCATAAGCGCCGCCACCGCCGCCGCCATACGTAACAGAACTACCAGATATGCTTGATACTGTGCCAGCCCCACCGGTGCCTCCGAAAGTAGCAGATGCGTCTTGTCCAACAGCAGAACTTCCACCACCACCACCGCCACCAAAATTATCTGGTAGACGCCCGTTGCCGCCTGCAAAACCTTGTCCGGAAGTTCCTGCTCCATTATTTGGAGGAGAAACTGCCCCACCACCAGTTCCTAAACCGTGTCCTCCACCGCCGCCAGAACCGCCAGTGCCGCCCGATCCTGTATTTGCAGTTTGACTTCCTCCATAACCTCCACCAATTGCTCCAGTGCTACCATTTACTAAAGTTCCAAATAACGAATTTCCACCGGCAGTAACTGTTCCATTTATTCTGCCCGTTCCACCTGCTCCTACAGTAACAGTAATTGCAGATCCAGAAGAAACAGATAATCCAGTATCAGTTAAATATCCGCCAGCACCACCGCCACCAAATGATCCTCCCCCACCACCAGCCACTACTAGGTATTCAACTGTAGGAGGCGCCACGAGCGGTGGCTCTATTGCTACACCCAACCCAATAATTAAACCCGGAGTTAAAATCATCTACTTTATTCTTAAAAAGTTATTGAACCTGAACTGGTCCATTTATACACTCTATATCCACCTGCTACTGTAATAGTTGGCGATCCAGTCGTACTTGATGCTTCTGCGGTACTATCTGCATAGCGAATGATTACTATACCAGAACCGCCCCCACCGCCAGTGCCAAATGCGCTATTAGTCCCACCAGAACCGCCGCCGCCTCCTCCAGTATTTGCTGTGCCGGATACTCCTGTTCCACCCGGGTTGCCGCCGGCGCCACCACCACCATTACCACCGGCTCCGCCGGTGCCACTTATGACAAGTGAACCGCCACCGCCACCTGCATAATATGTTGCAGTTCCGGAAATACTTGATGATAATCCAACACCACCTGGTCCAGGAGTTGATCCTGATCCTGTACCACCTACTGCGCCGGCACCTCCGCCACCGCCCGATGCATATGGATAGCTAGTCTCAACACTGCCACCATTATTCCCTTGACCAACAGTACCTAAACTATATGAGCCCACAATGTTTGATGAGCCGCCACCGCCAGACCCTCCCACTTGAGCACCGGCTCCATTTGCACTTCCTCTACCGCCTCCGGTTGAAGTAATAGTACTAAACACTGAGTTGGCACCACTAGTGCCAACTGTTGCCGCAGCCCCGGTGCCGCCGGCACCTACTGTAATTGGAGTACCGGCAGCAACTGCAAATCCAGTGTCCGTTCTATATCCACCGGCACCTCCACCGCCACCTGTACTATAGCTTTGAACTCCGCCGCCACCTGCACCGCCACCGGCAACTACTAAGTATTCTACTGTTGATGTTACCGGCAGTGCTGGCCAAGTGATTGATCCACTAGTAGTCCAAGTGTATATTCTATATCCACCAGTAGTAGTGACAGTTGGACTACCAGTAGTGCTTGATGCTTCTGCATATGTATCTGCATACCTAATAATTACAATACCAGAACCACCTGCACCACCGCCGTGTGAACTATATGAAGAAGTACCATCACTACCACCGCCGCCGCCACCTGAATTAATTCCACCGGAACCAGCAATAACTCCTACTCCGCCATTACCACCACCATTGCTACCACCAGTACCACCAGTTGAGCCAGAATATGTACTACCGCCGCCGCCGCCACCTGCTCCACCATTACCGCCCGTTACCCCACTATTAAAACAACCGCTACCTCCGCCGCCAGAATAATATGTTGCCGTTCCTGAAATTGAAGTTTGTAATCCTATTCCTCCGTTTGCACCTGAAGGAAAAGAGCCAGCAATAGCATTTGAGCCTTGTGCGCCTGCACCGCCGCCGCCACCACCCGCACCACCACTACCACCATCAATGCCGCCTCCACCATTGTATCCTTGTCTTGGAGGGCCCGAAACGCCAGCGCCGCCACCTGATGCAACACTGGCACTGCCAGAATCAGCCCCCCCACCACCAGAACCGCCGGTGCCGCCTATTGCACCAATTGCTGATGCTCCGTAACCGCCTCCAGAAGTAATAACAGTTGAAAATACAGAGTTACTACCAACAACCCCGAGGGTTGGCCCATTTGCCGCGCCTCCAGCACCACCTGCTCCTACTGTTACGGTAATTGCAGATCCAGAAGAAACAGATAATCCAGTATCAGTTAAATAGCCGCCTGCACCTCCACCGCCACCTAGCCATCCACCGCCGCCCCCGCCACCTGCAACTACTAGATATTCAACTGTAGATGGTGCTATAGGTGGTGCTGGAGGTTCTAAAACATATCCGCCGGTAAATGAGACTCCTGAAAAAATCATATTAAATACTTTCTTATATTTATCATCTTATATTATGCTGTCTTAATTACAACAAAGTTAAGTATTGGTGATTCAGCAGGGGTAACTGCTAATAATGCACTAGACTGAATTGATGTAAGAGCATCAGTTGAGTCACACATTGCTAATACTCTATCTGTTGAGTTTGTTTCTATTGTTGCTACTTGTAGTGTGGTCATATTTTTACTCGTATAAAATGTTTACTGAGCCGGCGTCAAAGGTGTCGGTGCCGTTGACTGTGGTCAAGCTAATACTATTGGCTGTTCCACCAGCATCAACCCTTCCTGCACCAGTCGCAGTATACGTAGCATCTGCAAATGCACCCGTAAATGAATATACCCAAATTGTTCCAGAAATATTAACGATTGTCATAATTCCGCTTAAAACACTACTCGCAATAACTCCGCCGGCGGTGCCGAAGCCAGTAGTAAAAGCTGTGGCAGTTCCCCCTAAAGTACCTCCATATGAACTAGCAGAACCCGAATAACTGGTACTAACAAAACCACCACTAGTGCCCACTCTTATTATAGGAATTGACGATCCATTTGTGCTAATATTCTGAAGTATAACAGTAATTCGTTTAACCCCACTTGGAATTCCTGTAAAGGTAACGCTAGTACCCGAAGCATTTTGTACAGTGCCTGAAGTGATGCCTATGCCAGTTAATTGACTGCCGTTACCTAAGAAATATGATGCGGTTACATTAGCACTGAAGTTACCAGTATTAGCACCAATAACATTTGCTCCGGTCACGTTGCCGCCAGTACCTGCACCTACTGTCAATCTAGAGGTTACTACTCCGGTGCCAGTAACTACTAGTATGTTTGCATTGCCAACAGCACTCATAGTAATATTCCCATTT